GCTCAGCCTTCGCAACCTTCGCAACCAACAGACCCGAGTATCACCACGCAAGCGAACCCCTACGCCACACCGGTTAACCGGGTAGACGCTGCTCCGTATCAGATGCCAGCGGTCAACTTGCTCCAGTCGTCTGGTAATTTAGGCGTGCATCCTGTCTTCGGTAACTATGGTGGCTTTAACCCGTACTCCGCGCCGTATATGGGAGGTAAAGGGGGTGGTCAGTCGCGATTCAATTCGCCGTATCCGCCGCCCGCCACGCCGCAGGCACCCAACAACGTGAATCCTGAGCTACCGGCAATCCCTTCGCCTGTGCCAACTCCCACGAGCCAGCTTGATTCGTTCCGCCAGTCCGCCGCGTATGCTGGCCTTGGCCCCGACGTGACACCAGAGGCCGAACAAGCAGCGTATCGTGACTACATGCGGGCAACCGGCCTGGGCGACCTGTATTACCGGAAAGGTGGATACGTCAAGTGACGACGACCGGAACCAGTGGCTTTAATCTAGACCTCAACAACATCGTCGAAGAGGCATTTGAGCGTTGTGGTGCAGAGCTTCGCACTGGCTATGACCTTCGCACGGCTCGGCGCAGCCTCAATCTGCTCACGATTGAATGGGCGAACCGGGGGATCAACCTCTGGACGGTTGAGCAAGGTGAAATCCCGCTGGTGCAAGGGCAGATCACATACGACCTCCCGGTCGATACGATTGATTTGCTTGATTCGGTCGTTCGTACTCAGTCGGGTGTTGGCCAGACTGACATCAATATCAACCGCATCAGTGTCTCAACCTACGCAACGATCCCCAACAAAAACGCGCAAGGGCGACCGATACAGGTTTGGGTAGACCGACGGTCTGGCGCGACGGACCCGGTAACCGGCGTTCAAAACCCGCAAATAAACGTGTGGCCAGTGCCGGACCAAGACAGCTTCTATACGTTTGTTTACTGGCGTCTTCGTCGTATTCAGGATGCGGGGAACGGTGTCAATACGCAAGACATTCCGTTCCGTTTTCTCCCGGCGCTGATCGCTGGACTGGCCTATTATTTGGCGATGAAGCTACCAGACGGGCTGAACCGTATCGAGATGCTCAAGGCTGATTACGAACAGCAGTGGGATTTAGCTAGCAGCGAGGACCGTGAAAAAGCCGCTATCCGCATTGCCCCTCGGATAATGTTCTTCTGAGGCAGGTATGCCGACTAAGTTTGCGTCCGGTAAAACAGCTATCGCGGTATGCGACAGGTGCGGGTTTCAGTACAAGCTAAAAGAGTTGCGGCGCTTGGTAATTAAAACCAAGAACATCAACATGCTTGTATGCAGAACGTGTTGGGAGCCAGACCAGCCCCAGCTTCAGCTTGGCATGTATCCCGTCTCGGACCCACAGGCATTACGCAACCCGAGGCCCGATACAAGTTATAATGTGTCCGGGTTGGGGGCTGATGGGGAGCCGACCGGCGGTAGTAGAGTGATTCAGTGGGGGTGGAACCCTGTAGGACTGAACGACCCGCTCAATCTTTATGGCCTTCAGAATAATCTTGTGGCACGGGGGCAGGTGGGTTCCGTGCTTGTTGTAAACGATCAGGAGTAAATCATGGAATACAAACAGCCTAAGCCTGTCCCGGTCCCGAATACCGCCGGTTATCCGAACAATTGCCCCAATACTCAGACCGTCAAGACTCGCGGTACGGGTGCGGCGATCAAAGGCAATAAATCCAGCAAAAAACTGGGGTAACACGGTATGAACTACGCTGAACTCTCCGCAAACATCAAGGCGTACTGCGAGAACGATTTCCCGCAGACGGTTGGTGACCTTACGTCTGACCAACAGATCGCCACGTTTGTACGTCAGGCGGAAGAGCGCGTGTACAACGCGGTTCAGTTACTCGATCTTCGCAAGAACGTCACGGGCACCTGTACAGCCGGGAACAAGTATTTGACGGTTCCTTCGGACTGGCTGGCCAACTTTTCTTTGGCGGTTATGGACCCGGAGACCGGCGCGTATGACTACTTGCTGAACAAGGACGTAAATTTCATCCGTGAAGCGTTCCCGTACCCGGCGGTTAGTGGAAAACCTACGCACTACGCATTGTTTGACCAGAACTCGTATATTCTTGGCCCGACTCCCGACGCTGACTACGAAGTAGAACTGCATTATTTCTACTATCCTGAGTCAATTACTACGGCGGGAACTTCGTGGCTGGGCGATAATTTTGAGTCTGTGTTGCTGTATGGTTCACTGTTAGAGGCGTATACGTTTATGAAGGGCGAGGCGGACGTTGTTCAGGGTTACCAGAAACGGCACGATGAGGCGTTGGGGATGTTAAAACAGCTTGCCGAAGGCAAGAACCGGCAGGATATGTACCGCACCACCCAAACTCGTCTACCAGTGCGTTAAGGAGAAAACGTGGATCAACAGATCGCAAGCCTTCTGGGTGGGTTCAAAGTTCATACCACGGACGGGCGTGGTTTTACCCCCGAAGAGATCGCGGAACGGGCGTTGGATAAGTTGCTGTACATCAGCGAAGATGCAGACCCGATGATAAAAGCTCAAGCGCTCGTATACAAAGATAGAGTGCGGAGCCTTTTGACGTTCTACATGCATGAGGCCGTAAAATCGTATAAAACGACTCTGCGTGCAGAACTAAACAAGCAAGGCCATAGTGATATGGCTGACATCATAGACCGAATTTAGGAGATTTATCATGGCTATTACTCAAGCTATGCCTACCAGTTTTAAAGTGGAATTGCTCAATGGTATTCACGCTTTTGGTACCACAGTAACACGTGGCGCTACGACCCCGGACACGTTCAAGATTGCGCTGTACACTTCGTCAGCCACGCTTGGTGCGTCTACCACGGCGTACTCTACCAGCAACGAAGTCGCCACGGGCGGTAACTATGCGGCCGGCGGTAATACTTTGACTACCATTGCCCCTACGTCTAGTGGAACCACTGCGCTGGTTGATTTCAACGATACCACGTGGGCGAGTGCGACAATCACGGCTAACGGTGCGTTGATCTATAACAACACACAGGCCAACCGCGCTGTAGCAGTGTTGGCGTTTGGTGGTGACAAGTCGTCCACTAGCGGTGATTTCACTATTGTGTTCCCGACGCCGGATGCGTCCAACGCTATTCTGAGGATTGCGTAATCGGCTTCCCCCGGGGAGTACACAGGTGTTGATACCCGCTGTTTTACTTGTTGCGCCAATAGTAGATGAACTGGCGCGTCTGGTATAACACAGGCCATACAGTAGACGGCTCTAGCGCCGAAGACTGGGCTAACGCACCTGATGACGGTGTGGTGGGTATCGCCGTTCGTTTCGGGGAGGATACTCACGGACGGCCGCTGGGTGAACTAATATCAGGTTCCGATTGGTATTGGATGTACCAAGGCAAGTTATATCAAAGCGGTACAACGTCAGAAATAGAAGGGGATTGGCTACCTAGCGGAGCACCAGAAAGTGCTGTGCTCAAAAAGGCTCGTTGGACTACAAACGAGCATGAGGCGCAGGTAAGAAGCGAAATGCTTGACTGGGTGCAGTAATGCCGCTTAGTTATTATTTTACCAACCAAAACTCCGACTTAAGCGGCGGCGCGGACTTTAATAAGGTTTTAAGTCGCGCAACTGAAACCGGCAGTACGCTATCCGTTTCGATTGCCGCCGCTGCCACAGAAACAAGTTATGGGTTTACGGAGGCTGGCGACCCGGGTGTAGGCGGACGCACTGGCAACTACGAAGTAAAAGTCAATGTCACAACTGCCAACGCAAACATAACTATATCGATACGGTTAAACCGGATTAACTCATCTGGGACTGTACAAAACTCAAGCGGATTCTCAACAGGGCGAAGTGCTGGTACTACCGGCGTAAAAACGTTTTCATTTACGTCTGTAAACCTTGGCACATGGGCCTCCGGCGATAGGCTCCGCGTTGATTATCGGTTTGTAAACGCTGCTGCACACCAAGCACAAACGGTTGTTATTGGTACGGGCACGGCAGACAAAGAGGTTGCCACGCCGTTCGTGCCCCCTGTATCGGTGTCAGTTACCGGCATCATGGCGGTTGGGTTTACCGGCAACGAAGCTATTATTGGTAAGGCTGTCGTTAGCACCACGGGCGTGCAGGGCACTACGTTTATTGGTGATGTAACGGTTAAATATTTCCCCGTATTGGAAGGGTGGGGACGGGGCGCGTGGGGCATCGGCGCCTGGAACGAAGACCCCGTTAATGTAGATGTGCCCGTAGAGGGCGTGAGCGCGTCAGGTGAGACTGGCGCAGTAACGGTTGTAGGTAAGGCCGTTGTTAGCGCTACGGGCGTGAGCGCGTCAGGTGAGACTGGCGCAGTAACGGTTGTAGGTAAGGCCGTTGTTAGCGCTACGGGTGTGAGCACGTCAGGTGAGACTGGCGCAGTAACGGTTATAGGTAAGGCCGTTGTTAATGCTACGGGTGCGGGTGCATCAGGTGAGACCGGCAACGTAGTTGTTATAGGTAACGCCACTATACCTGTCGCGGGAATTACGGCGGCTGGGCTTACCGGCGCAGTAGAGGTCGTGGCCCTAGTACCCGTACCAGTTTCTGGTGTGAGTGCATCGGGTGAGACTGGTACGGTATCAGTCATAGAAACGACTGGTGTACTGGTTGTTGGCGTTAATGCATCAGGTGAGACCGGCGCAGTAACGGTTGTAGGTAACGCCGTTGTTGACACTACAAGCGTAAGCACATCAGGTGAGACTGGCACAGTAACGGTCGTAGGTAAAGCTGTTATCGACGCCACAGGTATAAGCGCAGCAAGCGCACTGGGTACTGTAACAGTAATAAACAAGACTGTTGTTGAAGCCACCGGCGTAAGCGCGACGAGCGCGCTAGGTGACGCGGCGGTTATAGGTAAAGCCGCTGTTGGTGTCACTGGCGTAAGCGCGACGAGCGCGCTGGGTAATGCAACGGTTGTAGGTAAGGCCGTTGTTGACGTCGTTGGCGCGGGTGCATCAGGTGAAACTGGCACGGCGATAGTCGTAATTAACGTTACTGTACCAACTGTGGGTGTTAGTGCGGCGGGCGAGACGGGTACGGTATCAGTTACAGGTGATGCGAATATCTATGCTACTGGGCTATTAACCACTGGTTATATAGGTAAAATTTTGGTCTGGGGTTTGATAGACGATAATCAGACCTCCGACTGGCAAGAAGTAAATGACGAACAGGCTTCGGGGTGGACGCCCGTTAATGACCATGCGGCGACGGAGTGGACAAGCGTACCAACCTGATTTGTGGTAGACTAAATTGAACTTCCAGAGGTGAATTATGGCAAGCACTTACTCAAACCTTAAAGTACAGCTCATGGCCACTGGCGAGAACGCCGGGACATGGGGCGAGATCACTAACGTAAACCTCGGGACAGCGCTGGAAGAGGCCATTACCGGCTCCGCTGACGTTACTTTCGCGAACGCAAACGTTACGCTTACCCTGACCGACACCAACCAATCGCAG